CGCCTGAGAGCCCACTTCCCACGATTGATTTCCGCTCGCCGGGGTTAGTAGTAGATGAGACATATATCTGGATGGATCGCGCGTACTCGTCCGTGTAGACGGTCGACTCCTGAAGTTCAGGCTCGCCATGATCCAACCCTGTAGCGACATCTCTGAATTCATCTTCGTCATAGTTCCTCTTTATCCTCACGTCGAGTGGCCCGCGATGAAGGATCTGCATTACGTCGATGTACTTCTCCTGCATCGGCTGGTCGAAGTCGAACCAAGCAGAGCTCCACTCACAAGCGATAGCATCACCAATAGCCCCGCCATATTCACGGACCAGGATCGCCGGGCTGCCGCCGATGCGGTACAGCTGCTGATACTTACCCGGCTCTCTCACTGACACCGCCACACTCCTGTTGGGACTCACAGCCTCTGTGGGCGTACCGAACAGCCAAGGCTTCTCAGGCAGAGCGGGGAAGTACTTGATGTACTGGCTGAAGGAGTTACTTGGGATATACCAGCCGACGAAGTTCTCGAAGCTGAAACCCCAGATGTGAGTCTCACGAGCTGTATCAGTGACCTGCGTAGCCAGCACAGAACCGAACACGTAGAGGTCGTCGAACAGCGGCGCGATCTTGTCCGACACTATCTCGGACGGACCATCACCAAGGAACCGACACACGCCGACGTGACTGACGAAGTACAGAGCGCCGCCATGACTGACGATAGAGAAGTGAGACAGGCAACCCTTGCCTCGGTCGATCGTGCGGTTGGTGTACTCCACCGGATCGAAGATGATGTGGGTTGTCAGTAGCTTGAAGACCACCAACGACGACTCCACTGAGGTCACACCGACGATGCCCTTGCCGGCGCCCTTCTCGATATCCACGAACTGAAGGGCAGGCCAGACAGTGGGGTCACCTGCGGCACACTGGTAGACGCGGTCAGGGTTCGTAGAGTCCCCAGACATCCATAGCGTATCCCGCCACAGGGCAAGAAATGCGCCCTTAGGTGCTGTCGGGAAGGTCGTCTGAGTTGTCCCGTCCCACCTACGGAAGTCGTTCACGCCGTTGCCCATGAACACAGCGCTGAGCCAGGTGATGAAGCAAAACGGTAATGTAGTCGACAGGGCAGTAGCGATAGTCGTCCAGGTTGCTGACCCTGAAGTCGTCAGGAAGTCAGTGGAGTACCTGAGAGACCCATCATCGAGGTGAACGATGAGCTGAGTCGCGCCGCTCGCGCGCTGGAATACATGTGCTGAGAGGACTTTCTGTCCTACGACAACGATTCCCAAGCTCTTCGGTGCTCTGGGCACACCCATCGTGGCGTACTCATCGAACTCGAAGCCACGAAGATTGATCGCCTCGTGAGGCTGCAGTTTGTCGATACCGACCGCTAGATTAACGCCTGCTACCGGCGGTGGGATCTTCAGTTCTACGTTACGCGCCGGTGGCATAGGACTCAGTATCCTCCGCTAGATAATCCAAGACCGAGTACACCTGACCGTTCCTGCGGATGGTGGTATTCTCGATGCCCGGATACCTCGCAATGAGCTGAGCCCTGAGGTAGACCTTCTCGTCTTGGCCCGTGTTGCGGGCTTCAGTGATGATGTTGGAGATTTCCTGACGTGAGACGTCAAGTCCTACCCCCGCCATGGTTCGATCCGATCCGTGCGCTCAGCCATCTGCATCCCTTCGATCCCAAGCTCATCGAGCAGGAATTGATCGAAGACTGCCATAGCTGCCGACATGTCCTCGTAGTTGTGAGACCTACGATTACAGTGGACCTCTGCCAGTGCGATGATAGCCTTGTCGAATCGCTCCGGTAGGCTAGTCACATCAGCGCCATTGCTGAAGGTGTCCTCACGCAGCATGTGGTGGACGTGAACGTCAACCGCGGGGCTCGGTTTTCGGTATAGATGGACGTTCAGGTCGTAGACGAAATACATGTCCGGCACACCCTGATCCGGCGCTGGAGACTGCGAGTTAGGCCACATGATCTCCAAGAACACTTCTTCTGTAGCCGGCTCGAGTTTCTGAGGCTCTCGCCCAGTCTGCTTGACGTAAACAGCTTTGACCTCGTTCACCAGCTCAGCACCACCACCGCTGATAGTAGTGAACGGGATTACGTCCAACACTGTTCCCGCTACAACAGCCGTGGATAGAGTCGAGCGGTCAAACTTGGCCTTGCCGTATACGTCCTGCAGCGCCCAGTCGAGGTACTTCTCGAGCTGTGTCGCTGTGAACCGCGACCAGCCTCGCGCCTGAAGTTCAGCGACCATCTGATCCCGAGTCATGTTAGCCATCGAGACTCCTTGGTACACTGATTGTACCGCCCACAGAGGGACGGTCAGAGACGTTGTCGAGGGTTCTGATTAGGCGTTCACCTACGTCGCCCAGCTTGTCCCGGTAACCGTCGCGGATGGCACGTTCGATTGCTTCATTGTGCTCATCTATCTGAGCTACGAAGTCTTCATCATCGCCCAGGACGTGTTCCGGTGTATCCTGCCCATGCCAGTGATCTGCGTTACGGAGGCGGTCGAGGACGCGATTGTCCAGTTCGGAGGCCGACATGACGAATCTGTCTGTACCATCCAGACAAGATTCGACCACGTCAAATCCACCGTGCTGAGGGTTGTAGAAGACATGTAGGCGATCCGAGATCTCCTTTATGCCTCTTACGATATTCTGGACATCGTCCTCGACCACTACGACGCCTTCTCGTTGGTCGAACCACGATCTGACGCCGTATACCTCCATAACACTCCTTCCCTGCCAGGGATGGCGCCTAGCTTACGAGGCGACCTTCGCCGCGTCGTCGGCCAGGTTCTTGATCCGCGCCTGCGTCTTGCGGCGCTTGCACGCGAGGTCGTGGTAGCGGTACAGCGTCGCCCGCCAGTTGTCCTTGTCCTCTCCGTTCGCTCCGACGCCGAGAGTCATGCGGAGGATCTTGCCATCCCTCTGCAGCCACCGGAAGTCGTTGGCGTTCAGATAGAACCACAGCAGGTCCGACGGCCGGAGGAACCACATGCTGCCCTTCGGTGCCTGATCGTCGATGGTGAGGGGCACGCCGTTGAAGTCGATGGTCTTGAAGCCTCCGTGGAGGACTCCCGCCATCGAATCGTTGAAGCGCTTCTGGGCCTTGAGCGTGTTCACATACCGACGCCGGATACCGCGCGTGGTGATGAGCAGCTCTGTCTCCCAGCCCTCTGCTGACAGATCGTCCAGGACCTGTTGGCCCTGATCCTCGTCGAAGGTCGCGGCGTTTCCGTCGTAGACCTTCCCCTGCCAGTACTCGTTCCCAGCCGCCGAACCGTCCACCGTGTGAAGCGTGGCATACGATGCGCCGTCGGGACCGATGATGTTCTTGAGGCCGTTGATCTCCTTCTTCCAGTTACCGACGATGCAGATGGACGTGCCAGAGCCGATGACGCCTGCGGCATCCGCTCCGTTGTAGGTCACGACCTTCGTGGTACTGTTGATGGCCGTAATCATACGGTTAGTCGCCTGCACTGCGTCGGTAGCGGAGTTGATGAAGTCGATGAACATGCCGACTCGCAGGTACTGCACTGTGTCCACAGTGATCGTGTTGGCACCTTCCGCGGTCCAGACTGCGAGGGTACCCGTTTTATCACCGTAGCCCTGTCGGTTCAGATCGTGCCGGGCGTCGTTGATTGTCCCCTCGGTCTCGCCTTCGAGAAGGCTCAGGAATCGTCCTACGTTGCGCTCCGAGATCTCCATGGCGTACCCGGTGATCTCGAACTGCTTGTAGAAGTGCACGATTCCGTCCGAGAAGTCCTCGTAACCCTGCTGACCGGGAAGTGGGATCAACCCACCCTCGGACGTCGCAGTGCCCGACTCGTTCCTCTTCGTATGCGCAGCGAAGAACCACTTACGTCCCGCGAACTCGAACGCGTCAGCGTCCTTTGTGATGCCGCGATAGTTGATGGTCTCGCCGTTTACCGCGTTCGCATGACCCATGCCAGCGTCGAGCTCCGCCGGGGTGTACCCGAAGAGCAGGAGTGCACGCTGGTTGATCATCTCCACTACCACAGGGAGGTAGTAGTTCTGGAGCACGGCATCGGCTTGTGCGGTGTCCTGAACCGAGTGGAACAGTTCACCTCTCACAAACCAACGGTCGTTCGGGAGTCCTTTCATCCCTTCCTCCTAGTTATTGCCTTCTCCGACGAACTCAGCCCGCATGACAACGCTTGTGAGTGAAGCACCGGAACTGAGTTCCTTGAGCGGAAGATCGACCGTGCCGGCAGTCTCGAAGAGTACGACCTTATGGTTGACGTGGTCGTACTGAGCGATGAGCCCCGCTGCTACGCCGAGATCCACCTGCGTGAATTTTGCTAGGTGGACTTTGGAGAACGACAGCGCCTTGAGAAATGACGGTGAGGGTGTTTCCCCGCCGGTGGTGTACGTACCGGAGAAGGTGAGCTGAACGATGGCACGCTTCAGTGAAGAAACGTCCCTTGCCAGAATGGCAACTGCTACAGCCATGTCACCTCCTCGTTACTCTTGACCAGCGAACTGTGGGTCCGCTAGTGCTGCTCGTCTTGCCTCGGCGAGCGTTTTCGGTTGCACCGGCGGGGCACCTGCTCCAGCCCCACTGCCGGGCACCGTACGAGGCACCGTACCACCCGCACCTGGAGGCCTGACCATCGTGGCGAGAGTTGCCTCACGCACACTAAGCCAAGTTTCTCGAGCACCGCGCAGGATGTCTTCAGCTCTAGTTGCGTTCGGAGCAGCCATAGCCAGGTGAGCGTGCATGGCCTCTTCTGGCGTGTTGGACTTACCCGTTACCGGATCGACCAACCCCTGCGCTTCATCGAGTTGCTTCCAGGCACTTACCAAACCATCGTAGAAAGCCGTGACCGCTTCTTCCTGTTCCCGCGCTGTGCGGGCATCACGGTCAGCTGCGAGTTCAGCCACCTGCCGGCGTAGTTCATCGTCAGCCTGTGGAGCAGTCTGCTGAGGAGGAGTCCCATCCGCTGGGGTTGCTCCTTGGGTGCTAGCAGCCGACTCACTGGCGGCCGCGATAGCTGCCTTTACCTCATCTGGTAGACTGTCGATCTCCGCTGCCTGACGCAGCCATGTTCCGACGGGATCCTGCATGTACTCTTGCTCCCACGTGGCGAGCCGCTGGAGGTTGTCGGCGTCATATCCGCTTTCTGAAAGGTCTCGATAAGGCTGAATCTCCTCCTTCAGATCACGGAACTGACTGTTTACCTCCGCAAAACGGGCGTACGGAATCGGCCCTGGTCCATCATCGCCTGCTACGGGTGGTGTCGCCCCCGAAGGCGTAGTTGCAGACGGATCGACCGGGACTGCCTCACCGGCACCCGGCACTGGGGGCGTCGCTCCCCCAGGACTGTCAGGAGTCTCTCGAGCAAAGAGCTCGTGACCCCAAATATCAAGAAGTCTCATCTCATACCTCCGGTGTGCTTACTCCTTTTACGCTGGAGAGAGCGGGTGCACGTGGGGCCTGAGGGGCAGGCTGCAACAGAGGGTCTTTCTTTGCCAACTCGCGGGCGCCCGCGAACGTTTTAGGTCGCCCGATGAGTGCCTGTCGCTGCTCTGCCGAGGCTTCACGGACCTGCTTGTGGAACTCTTTGAGGTCATCGACCTTGATGAAAGAACCCTGATCGGTCCTCACGATCTTGTCATCCAAGACCTCGAAGACCTGGTCGATATCCTCGAAGATGTTACTCACGGCCTGGACCCGAGCTCCGCCTGTTGCGTGCCGTGAGCGATGATCGCCTTGCGAGTGACCTGCAAGGTCTCACCCGTGTTGCGGACTCGGACTTGGAACGTGGCGGAATCGTCCTGGTAGTCGTAGCCTAGGGGTGAGAGTGTGTCGCCGCCCTCGGACTGCTTGACGTTGGCGACAACGACCACAGCGTCGAGGTTGACTGCATGCTTGGGGACTCCTCGGCCTGCGCCGAGAGTGACCCAGTCGCCTACGCGGATGACGGGCTTGATCTCGTCGACTGGTGCGTCGGCGACTTCCTCATCTTCGCCGTCGTCTTCCTCTTCTTCCTCAGGCTCGGGAGGCGTGTCGAGCTCCGCCCGGCGCCTGTCGATCAGCTCGAAGATGCCGACGCGATTCTGACCTGATGCCTCAGCCTCGCGTAGAGCTTCGAGCTTCCTGGGACCTGCCTCAGCGATCTGAGGTGCTAGGTCTTCGATCGTGAGCTCCGCTACGAGCTCTGCGACGCGCTCGGCATCGAATTCCTCCTCTGCCGGCGTCTCAGTTTCTACTGCGGCTTCACTCACTTCTTACCTCCCTTCCTGCCTGTCTTGATGTGTGTCTTCATGGTTTTCTTGCCGCCCTTTGGAGCTCCGGTGTAGGACCCGGGACCTTTCGGCATTACGTCCTCCTAGCATGATTAGGAACCTTTCATTGCCACTGGTGCAGCGTTTGCTGTGGGCTGTGCAGCGGCATCGGGAGCAGTTTCAGATGGGCCGCCTTGTGCGAGTGCCATCATCTGCATTTGCTGCATCATCTGCTCCTGAATTGCCTGCTCATGCATAGCCACATGTTCATCGAAAATACGGACGACGTCTGGATGAGTCAAGGCGAGCCTTTCGAACTCAGGTCCCATCATCACCCTTCGGTGACGTGCCATGTGAGCCTCGTGAATATGCCACTTCTTCACAGGAATGGCAAACGACCCACCGCCTGTGGGAGGAGCTCCATTCTCTTCAGGAGCACCCTCAGGACTAGGCAGTCCTTCACCGCCATCGCCACCGTACCCCGCAGTGAGTTCCTCCATTTGCTCCATCGCGCCAGGCTCAGCGGCAGCCTCCATCGACGGCTGGAACGCACCCTCCTCACCCTTGCTGAGTACTCCCTTAGCTGACCTCAACATGAGGTCGTTTTCGCGGTCTGCCTGACGGAACGCCAAGTCCACCTCGTCGGGCTCCGCCCCTCCCAGTTCGAGCCAGTCCTCGATACGCTTCTGATCCTTCAGAATGCCCATCTCCACAAGCTGAATGACATACTGCTGCTTCGCAGCCTTGAGCTTGGGCAACGCAGAGCCGGCCTGAACCATCACATCGGTATTGCCTTTCAGATCAGCCCCCCTGAACTTCAGAACGTCCGAATGACCGCCGGGGCGATAGATACGCAGCAACCTCTTGGTCGAGTAGAACTGCGAGTAGCGCGACAGGGTGAGTGACCCCATCGTAGCTATCGAGTCTTCGAAGTCCTCGATGATGGGTCCGAGTTGAGTCTCATCCTGCTCCTGAAGGAACGCGAGCATATTACCCGCTCTAACGCCTGACGGGACTCGACCACGCGAGACTTCGCCGGCGCCTGAGACATCGAGGACCATGTCTCGTAGTCCCACGACAAGGTTCTCAATCTGCGTTGGAAGCGGGATACCGGGGACCTGGTCGGGCGGCGGAACATCTTTGACGTGAACATATGAGATCTCGCCCCCTGGCTGGGACTTGATCGGAGCAACCTGAGACTGCTTGGCCTTACGCCACATCGGATTGACCATGTAGTCGCGGTTCTCAAGGAGCTGACTGATTGTCTTGTCAAGCTCCAGGTTGATCGGACGAATGTCCATGATGGTGGTGTCAGGCCAGATGCTGATTGGGTTCGGTGTGTGGACGAAGAAGGCGAATGGCAGGCGTTTGTCGCTAAACGGGAAGTCTTCATGAGCCTCAAGAATAACTCGGTTGTTACACCACCGAAGCATCTTGCCCTTACTGAGGAATCGACCATTGTAGACACCAGGCTTCAGCCAGTAAGTGTGGATACTGACCGTATCCTCGGACATGTCACCAGGACTCTCCGCCAGACCCGCACGTCGGAGCACACGAGCGAAGAGACCTGATTCGCTCGCTGCGTCCGTAGCAATATCACTCGCGCGTTTGGGCCACAGGTCTTTTGCCTCTTCGACCTCTACAGTGTCGGTGACGATTATGTCGGAGATCTCATCCCAGTCCTGCCCAGTGTCGTCGGGGAGCATCTGGAACGGCGAGTAGATCTTGAACTCCATGTCGCCCAGAGGCCACGACTCTTTGGTGATCTCGATGCCCTCGGCCTCCATGTCCTTGAGCTCTTCGATTCGGGCGACGTTGAAGGTCGGCTCACCTGTGGACGGGTCGATGTAGAAGTCCATCAGCCCGTCGGTGTCGTTGTTGGGGTCGTAGCCGACGTACATGCCAGCTACGCCTCCTAGCACCATCCATCTGACGGCTATACGTCGCTTGCGGCGAAGGTTGAACTTCCACTCACATGCCTCGAGAGCGAAGCCACCCACCTTCGCAGCCGCTATGTCCACGTCGTCGTCCGACTTAGGCACTACGTCCATAATCGGACGAGACTTGGTGATCTTGGCGATCTCCTGCCTCGCAATCACTCGGGCCTGATTGATCACAAGCCGTACTTGGTGTGGATCCTTCTTGGGCTCGTAGTACTTAGCCTGCTGAGAGTTCCACTCCGAGTAATGGTCTCCAGCATAGAAGGCTATATTGTCCCACCAGATCTTCTCCTGAGGCCGACGAGTATTCAGACGATCCTGACGGAGGGTCTCGACAGCCTCGACGAGCTCGTTATCACTTCTTACTTCACCTACCTTCACGGCATCTCCTCCTCAGGTATGATTTCATCCTCAGCAGTTCTGTAACCAGATAACCCAAGCCTACTACCGAAGCCGCCTCGATCAGGCCCAAGAGTCGGTACTGCCACTCCGAGTACCACTGACTCCTCCTCAGGAGCTGGTTCCACGCTCATAGTACCCCATGTGCTCCAGTCTCTGTCGGCGAGGCGATCGACTAGCTCCTTGGTGTATTCGGTAGTACGCGCATGTGACCGATCAAGTACGAGGGTTGTCTGGGTTGATTGTCTGGAGACGAGTACAGCGAACAGGACGTTCAACGCGACCGATAC